GAGGTGGACAAAGTGGGTGTGATGAACCTGTCAATTTGACTCTGCGAAGTCCATATCAATATTGACATGGACTTTGCGAAGTTCTCTTGACGGGTTCTCCGCACGCATTCTTAATCAATCATTGGGTTAGTCTCCGTGGATTCATTTCGACGGTAACTACTAATCCTATGATTAGGAATGTGACTTTTGTAGGCTTTTGCCTCTAGTCAACACTTATTCTGTTCACCTCCCCTTTTGGGTCAGCGGTGACTCGAGAGAGGGCAACATCCCAGTTGGGATAAAGCGTAAGGGTCTCTAACTCCTCATCTGTTAAGGGTGCTGGTAGCAGTTTACACTGCTTTCCCGGTATCCACAGTTTGGAGTTGATCCTTATTGCTTTTCCAACTTGGCTCTCCTTACCTTTCCTCGCAACTTTAAAGAAGTCGTTCAGAGTCAGATCGCTGTCGAAAAGAAGGTCTACAACTTTCTTCCCGACAACTTTCTGGTAAAACTCTGTTTCTTCTCCTTTGATGTTGGTGAAGATGGGTTTAGGGAGCATTGATGTTGCGAGTTGCCACGTTTTCCATGATGTTTCCTTCTTACCAAGAGGAATGGGTTGTCTACTTCTCCACTCGAGGAGGATCTTTCTCCCTAGACGTCTGTCTAGATCAGAGGGACCTCCCCAGGGACCTGTAGGCAATCCAATACCACCTAACCAGGTTGGTATGTACCATGGCAAACGTGTCTTCTCCAGGACACTTCGATGATGGGCTATGAATGTCTTCATAACGCCCTCTCGAATTTCCTCAGGGCAGTAACGCAGAAGTTCCCTTGCCCTCCTCCCTAGGTTACTACGTGGATCGTCTTGGTCGTTTAGACCAATGGACCCCCCAGACCTTTTCAGGCCTTTGAGGAGTCCCGTATTCACGAAGTGAACCATACGGAAAGGGCACACCCTGTCTATCTTCTTCTCATCTCGCTCGTACAGAAGAATCTTAGGTTTGTCCTCATCTCTACGGAAGATGGTTGAGTTTATCTCAACAAATTCCCTAGAGTTGTAGGTCTTACCTACAGATTCCTCTGGACCGGCAAATTTGAGAATTTTAGACCAGACAGGGTAGGCTCTGATGTTACTGCGAAATGCAGCGTCATCTCCGTTGACCAGAAGAGCCGCGTTGCAGAGTTTGATTACCCTGCACTCCGCGATCTCCATGGCCCAACGTGAGATGGCCGCATTAGCAATGCATAGGACGGGAAAGCTGGTTATTGATCCCATCAATTGACCTCTTTTCTGTTCCCCAGATTCGAAGATGTGACCCGTTAGCGATTCTCTGAACAGCTGATGTTCAACATCAGACAGTTTGAAGTTTTCGCTGACCTTGTCACAAATAGCTTCGGAGACCCAGCTGTGTAGGTTGTTTGTCGCATTGCGCCAGTCGCAACTGGTATATGCGTGAGTCTGTGGTAGACTCGCACCGAGTGTGTCAAGTATGATACGCTCAGTGACAATTTCACCTATCAGCTTGAAGGTCCGTTGCTTTCTCATCCGGGAGTGCATTGCCCTCCAGAGGAATCGAAGTACTGTCATTCGGAATGGTGGCCCTTTGGTGATCATTCGGGTCTTTAAAGCTTCAGCTAGCGCGACTGGATCGACATAGTTCCGTTCGTTACGAGCTATAATTAGCATTCGTAACCACAGAATTTTGAAGTTCCTGTCTAGCTCGCTGAAGTCAAAGTCCTCTATGATCGCCTCGTGGCCTTCTTCGATTGACTCTACTTCGAGGTCTGCCTCTCTCGAGGTCTTTCGGATCCAACCGCCTGAGCGCCTTAAACCATTGAGGAGTCCATGGGGGTCTTCATCTGCTTCAAATATCGATCCAATTGCACCTAAACCTTTTCGGTTATTGATGTAGTTGGCTGATGTAGAAGGGAAGAAGGCCTTCCATCGTTCCTCCATGGGGAGTTTCTCTCCGACGGGAAAGATTTCGTCGACTGTTCTCTTCAGCTGTTCTATCATAGTGTCTTTTGACAAGATAGTTTCAACCTGAAGGGGAAAGTCTTCAAGATCGATCCAGTTTTCGACCAGAAGCTCCATGGGCTGCTCGGGCATTGGAGTCACCATCGTCTTTAGAAACTCTTCAGTTTCTTCATCTAAGTCTTCCTGACTGGGACGTGGCATTCCTTTCTTTGCTTGTTTTATACTTGCAAGGATTTGGAATTTTCTTTCGACATCTCCTTTGAGCTGTCTAAGAAGCCAACGACCCGCACCTCCTCCAAGGAGGTGTCCCGGTTTATCGGGGGTCAGGAACGGGCAGACAGGTAGAGGCTGACTGGTATGGTATGCGAAGAACGCTGCTAATTTATACTTAGCAACCTTCATCCACTTACCCTCGCACTCTTCGGTAAGAGTGCACCAGTGGGCTACCGTCTTGGTCTGCTCCTCCTTAGATGAGAGGCCAAAAGGCTTCAGACAATCGGTGACGGCTCCGACCGCTGACTCAATTGCTTTCCGAATATTTTCGGGGAGACTCATTCTACCAG